TTATAATTATTTAAAAATTTTAATATTGATGTAAACCAAGAGGTTTGTGTATCAAGAAGAGGTAGGTTTAAATCAGCAATATTATAACCACCAACTTGATTTTTTAATTCTAAATATTTATTTTTATACTTTAAATATTTATCTGTATGAGACATATATATAACAAAATATAAATAATTTTATATTAAATTTTATTATAATAAATAGAAGTTTAAAAAAACTTTAAAAAAATATTTATAAAATTATTTCTATTCTATTATATATATATGGACTCACAGAATAGAAATGAAAAAAAACATAGTTCTTCAATTAATGAGGAGGTACACAATCTTTTACGTAAAAAAGGTAAAATCAGCGAAATTGATTTTGCAAGATTAAAAGATAAATATGATGATAATGATTTAGCCGATAATATTCAAAATATTTACTCTGAAAAATATTCTAATATTATTAAAAAAGCTAGAAAGTTTGCTAGTCTTATAAGAGACAGATATGCTAATTCACAAACTCCTTTTCATATATTATTACAAAAAGCTATTAAATATAAAATTGCTTATAATTTATCTGATGATGAATTTGCAGAATTTCAAAGAATTTATGAAAAAGAATTAGTTGGTAATAATAGTACTGATTTTATACAACCACAAACTAACATTATGAAAATTTTAGGTGGTATGAGTTTAGATTATAATGGTTTTAAAAAGAAATTAAACGATGATGATTATAAATATTTACAAGAAATTGTGAAATTATACGCAACAAATAAACATTTACACTCACAAGTAATATTACAATCTATGAAATATACAGATTGTGCTTATGAAAGTTTAACTGGAGAATACGAGAGACATTTAAATCACATAGGTGATCATGTTCACCCTGTTATCGTTGCACTTTTCTTTCCTAAAATTAATGTTGTAGATGAATTCTTTTTATGGTCAAACATTGCTGGTATTGTAAAAGCCAGATTTAATAATGACCGTTTACAATCCAAGGCTGATTACGAACTATTTCATGCTTTAGTTACCGACCCTAATGACATAGTTTGTGATAATAGATCTCCTCTTCTTGATTTATTAAACAGAGCTCAATTACAAGCTCAATTATGGAATTGTGTTTTAAATTTAAGAAACGGGCAATATTATAATTCGTCTTTTAAAGATTTTATAGCTTCTGTTGATTTATGTAAATTAAATAAACAAGATACACCTGACTTATTATATGGTAAATTTGATGGTATAATAATTAAAAGATTATTATCGGCATTCTCTTTTAGACCTACAATTGTAACTACTACTCCTGTATTAACTGTTGTTTCTATGAATCCTTATTTACTTAATAATAAACCTTTAGTTTCTACCATACCTATGATTAATATGAGATTACCTCCACATACTCAAACTGTTATTGACTTAGCCCAGGCTATTGATCACGTACAATACTTTTTAGAAAATGGTCAAATTGTTCCAAAAAATACTTCTATTATTTGGTCTCGTGGAGTTTTAATTTTCTATGTTGATCGTAGATCTAATACAATTAATTTTACTGACCATGTAACAAGAATGAATATGAATATATTACCTTCTTCGCTTAGTGTTATTGGTGGTTTTGAGAGAATTAATGAAAGTGATGTAATAGTACCAGAAATTCTTCAAATTAGAAACGAAGATTTTGCATTAAGATCTGTTGTAATTGCAGAAACTAACAAAGATGATAGCAATTTAATGATAAGTTCGTCAACTTTAATTAAAGCTCCTAATTACAGTGATACTAGTTTTATACTTCCAAATTATTATTGTTATGACCCATATGCACCAAATAAGGGAAATACTATACAAAATCCTATAAATGAGATATATTTATCAAATCCAACATTATCATTAAGTTTTACTACTTTAGCTGAAAAACGTGGTATGGTTTATATATATACAAATAAACTTGATAATGAATTTATGTAATTAGTTAATATATTTTTGATTTTATAATAATTTAAAATTATTATAAAATTAACTTTATTATTTAAGATAATTTGCTGTTGAAGGTAAAGTGCGATTTATTTTTTTAGTATTAATTGGTAATGGAGGTCCAACCGGTTGAGTTTGTATATCTTTTAAATATCCAATTTTTTGATCAACATTTGATATAACTGTTGGTAATATTTCACTAATTACATGATAATTTAACTCTTTAATTTGTTTATTAATATCATAAGGTAAATTTCGTGAATATTCAATAAAAACATATCTCATTACTACTATTAAATCAGCTTCTTTTTGAGAACATATTAAAAATTGTTTATCAGTTCTAGTATATACTGAATATATTAAATATTTATTAATTAAATTAATATTTTCTTTTGAAAAAAATGTTTTTTCTAATTCTCCTACATTACATTCTGATATTTTTAATTCATTTTTTATTAATTGTTTTCTTAATAAATTACCATTAATATTATCTGAAAAATAGGCTACTGGTATTTCTTCAAAATCAAAAGATGGAATACCTGGAATATTTTTAATGTCTGTTTTAAAATCAGGTAATTTTTTTAAATTCATTTTTATCATTATAATAAAGTAGAAATTTAATTAAGGAAATATATTTGTATATGTTTCTATAATAGTTTTATCTTCTGGTAAAATATTTTCAGGATAAGAATATAAACAAGATTGAAATACATCTGTTTTTTCTATTTTACCATTATTTTTACAAATAATTGTTTTTTTTTTGGGTTCATCTGATTTTGTTTCTACATAAATTACCCAATCATATTCATCGTATCTTAGTTGTCTAACCATAATAGCATATGTGCGATACTCTGGTTTACCAAATAAATTTAAATTTTCTTTTTCTAATTTTGTTAATGTTTTACCTACTTTATTATGTATAAAATTTAGAAAGTATGTTTCAAAAATATTATTAAATTTAATAGTAGGTGGTGCATTTATTACGGTATTAATATTATTAATTTTGTTGACAACGTCGGTATCTAATGAATTTGCATTATTACTTTCGAAGTTATTTTTATTAAATAGGTTTTTTAAGATATTTATAAATTCTAATTTAAAATTATCTTTATTACAACTAAATTCGTCACAATATATTTTATATTGTATTTCTTTTTTAGCTTCATCTGATTCTATTTCTGCTTTTGTTTTTGTTGTTTTTGTTATTATTGGTGTTGGTGGTGGTGGTGGTGGTGGTGGTGGTGGTGGTGGTTGTACTATCGGTGTTTTTATATCTGCATAATTAGAATCGATTACTAATATATAACCATAATTTGGAACATAATATTCAATATTATTTATTCTATAAACCCAACAACTATTACCAGTATTATCAGTTTGAACATCTTTTATAAATACATTATTTTCTAATGAAAAATTATTAATATATATATTTTCTTTTACCATTACAGCACATGCATAACTTAATTGAAATAAAATTGAATACCATATTTCTGGTTTATGATAACCAGTTGCTATCATTTTGTTTATTGTACCATATGTTTGATAATTTTTAGAATTCCATTTAATAATATTTGAATTTGGTGCTTCAGTAACTATAACTAAAATTTTTTCAGAATCTTTTGTTAAATCTATATTTATATTAGATATTATTTTTGAAGAATTAATTTTTGTATTTGGTTGATTTATAGAAAAAGACAAATTTACATTTCGTAGAGGTACGCCTTTAATATTAGTTTGTTCTTTTTCCTGTTCTTGTTCTTTTTCTTTTTCTTTTTCATTATCCAGAATTATTTTATTTATTAATTTATTATTTTTTTCTTGTATAAGAAATGTATCATTATTATTTTTTTTAATAATAATATCTAAATCTTTGAAATTAATAGATGATTTGTTATCAGTCACATATAAAATATAATTTAAAAAGTTAGGTGAAATTTTTTGTTTAATTATTCTATTAACCCATTCATAATATTTTAAATCTCTCCATACATCAAAATAATCATTATTTTTATATTTTAATGCACCAACGGATAATCTATAAATTCTTAAATTAAAAGCCAATGAAGTTGGTGTAGTTTTTAATACATGTTCTTTTTTATTATATCTAATTGGATATGCTGAACGATATAGTAAAAAACCATAAGGAATATTATCATAAGGATTTTTAACATTTGATACTAAACTATATGGATTTAAATCATAAATCTTTAACCAAGATAATAAACTTTTATTAGTACCTTTTAATGATAACTCTTCACCATCATATTTATCTAAAATACTATTTCTCATAAAATTTTTAATAGATTCACGTTCAGTTAATTTAATAAATGAATAAGCTGTTTTATCACTAGGTAACACATCTTCGTAAATTTTATTAATAAATGAATGCTTTCCTAATGGATCACTTAATGAAATATTATATATTTTATGAATTGGAACTTGTTGATTTATATTATAATTATAAGGAGCCATTGAACCAAATATTGTATTATTTGTATCATATAAAGGAATCATTCCAGGAGGCATTCCAGGAGGCATATTAAGTTCAGAATCTAAATTTTTATTTGTTTTAAAATCTTCAACAAAAGGCTCTACTGTTTTATTTGGATTAAAAGGTTTGGTTTGTGAACTTGGATTAAAAGGTTTGGTTTGTGAACTTGGATTAAAAGGATTATTTTCAAAACTTTGATTAAAAGATTTATCTTCTTTTGATGGGTTATCATATTCTTCTTGTTTATCTTCTCTTTGATATCTTTTTTCTCCTTTTGGTTTATATTCTCCTTGTGGTTTATATTCCCTTGATGGTTTATATTCTCCTTTTGGTTTATATTCTCCTTTTGGTCTATATTCTCCTTGTGGTTTATATTCAATTGATGGATTATATTCTCCTTTTGGTTTATATTCCCTTGATGGATTATATTCTCCTTTTGGTTTATATTCATTTGATGGTTTATATTCTCCTTTTGGTTTATATTCATTTGATGGTTTATATTCTCCTTTTGGTTTATATTCATTTGATGGTTTATATTCTCCGTGTGGTTTATATTCTCCTTGTGGTTTATATTCCCTTGATGGTTTATATTCCCTTGATGGTTTATATTCTCTTTGTGGTTTAAAAGGATTTTCTTCTAATGGATTATCTTCTTTTGGATTAAAAGATTTTTCTTCTTTTTGAATAAATTTATTAGGTTTTGAGTCATTATCAGATTTAGTATTAGGTTTAGGTTCTGCTTCTTTTACGTTATCAGCTTCTATTTTTTTTTCTTCATTTGATTTTAGAACTTCTTCTTTTATAACATAACCATTTTCAAAATCAGCACCTCCTTTTATTTCTTTAAAAATATACGAATCTACTTTTTTATTAAATATTTTTAAATTATTATCTTTATTAATTTTTATATATCTTTTTTGATTATGTGCAATAAAATCATTTGTGCAATCCATTTTATTTTTATTCATATTGGTATAATATGTATTACCCGAGAGTTTTTCTTCTAAATTTTCTTTTTTAATATTTTTATATTCACTAAAATAAGGATCATCTAATAAATCAATAGGTTTATGAAGTACAATATTTTTATCTAAATAATATGAGCCTTTTTTTAATCCTCTATATTCATTAGGTATTACTTTATTTAAAAACTTTTTAGTTTCTAATTCACATTCTACTTTATTTTCTTTTAATAATATTTTATAATTACCGTCAATTAATGAATTTAAAAAAGTATGTAAATCAAAATATTCATTAGTATCATTAATATAAGGAATATCAGTATCTCTTTGATTTGTTATTCCATAATATTTAGGTATAACTGATTTTTCAAAATTAGTTATTTTGATATCAAAACCAATATTAGGTATATACCATTTATGGTTTTCATATTCATAAATATTATCTGATAAATTTTCTTTTTTTAAATAAATTAATATATTTTCAGGCGTTAAATTATTATGTCTAAACCCAGGAAATTCTTTTTGAATTAGTGCTAAAGTATGAATAATTTGAAATAAAAGAGGTTTTAATGAACATATATGTTCTAATAAATATTCTCCTAATGATATTGATTTAAAAAAATGTTCTCTAATTCTTACAGAAAATATATCTTTAATTTCATTAAAGTCTATTTTTTCTTTTAATAAATCATATATTCCAACTTTCTTAATTAAATTTTCTATTTTGCTAAATGGTACATCTAAATTTACTATTGGAAGTAAAATATGTTTTGTTTTTCTATTTATTACTAATTGACTTAATAAATATGAAAATAATGCATCATTATTTGAAAAATTATTTAATTCATTAATATCATTAGTATATGTTCCTATTTTAACAGTTATCGGAAATGAATCTGAATATCTAGTAAAATATATTAATAAATCTTTTTTATTATAATTTAAGTAAGTAAATTTACCTTTTTTTATTAAATTGTCAATATAATCATTAATCTCAATCTCATCTATTAATTTTATATCTGCTAATTCAATTTGTCCTAAAATTATTTTATTAATACTAAAACGATTTATATTATTTGAATTATATAAAAAATTATAAAGTAAATTAATTTTTCCTTCCATTAATTTACTTTATAATTTTTTTTTATTATATTTCTAATATATCTAAATTATATTGATAATCATTACCTTTTAAATAATTTGAAAATAAATATATTAGTCTTATTAAATAAGCTTCAATACATTCTATATGTCGTGTTCCTTGTGACTTTCTTAATTCAAATATTGATGTAATTTCAATAATATGAGATTTTAAATTAATATTGTCAAAACATAAAATTAATTTTCTCATTATTTCACTTATTATTTCATTAGTTTGAATATTTGTTATTGATAATTTATAAAATAATTCCCTACATTTTTTTAATACATTATAAATATTTTTTGAATTATAATTTTTTTTATTAATAATCATCTGTATTATTTCATTAATTATTTTATCTTTTGAATTATTAAAATTATAACCATTTTTTTTAAATTCCAATAACCAAATTGCATTATGCATTTTTTGATTACAATTTTTTAAAATATTATTTATATCATTATATGATAAATATATTTTTTCTATATTTGAAATATGTAATAGTGTATTTATTATTTGAATATTAGTTGGAAGAGGAACACGTATTTCAATACAACGAGAACGTAATGGTTCAATCATTTTAGATAATTGATCACAAATAAAAATAAATTTACAAGTATCTGCATAATTTTCCATTGTTCTTCTTAACGACGCTTGTGCAGTATTTGATAAATTATCTATTTTATTAATTATAACTATTTTAAATAATCTTTTATATTTAAGAATATTTAATAATTCCGTTTTTGCATAATTTTGAATAATTTCTTGAATTAAATATTTATCAAAACCGTTTGAATTAGGTTCAATAACTATATGAAATTTAGATTGTTTAATATTTACTTTTGTTTTTGAATTACCATATCCATTAATTGTATATTCAACATCATTTAATTGAATATTATTTTTACCATAAATTTTTTCTAATAAATTATTAACTAAAAAATCTTTACTAGAACCTGGTTTTCCATATACAACTAAATGTTGAAAATTAGCATATTTCCATATACCTGATTGTAAATTAGATATTATTTGTTGAAATTTATTTTCTTGTTCTTTAATATCATTAGTATGTGGATAAATATATGAATAAGTATCAAAACTATCTAATATTTTTTCTATAATTGAATGATGCCAAAAATGTTGATTAGAATCATTAAAGTATTTATCTACTAAAAACATTAATAGATAAGTATAAGTTTTCTTTAAATAATTCTTATTTTAAAAATGCGTTTTATATATATATATATCTTTAATAATATTAAAATGATAATTAACGAATTATTAACTACTTTATATTCTAATATTTCTCCATATTCATCATGTGAAGAAAAATACATTGATAATGGATACCCACATACAAATATTTTATGTGATTTATTACAAATATTATTTACAAATATTGAACCAATATATATTGTAGAATGTGGTAGTATGTTAGGTGGTTCTGCAATTAAAATGGCTAAAACATTAAAAAATAATGATAAATCCACAGAAATAATATGTATTGACCCATTTACAGGAGATGTTAATATGTGGGATTGGGAGAAAAATGGAGGAGTTGGTAACGGTGGTTGGAGATTTTTAAGATTAGAAAATGGAATACCAACAATTTATAAACGATTTTTAGCAAATTGTAAATATAGTGGATTTGAAAATAAAATTTTACCTATAAATGCAACAACAAGTGTAGGAATAAAATTATTACAAAGATTATTTATTCAAAATAGAATTACTGCATTACCTAATTATATATATTTAGATTCCGCACATGAAAAAGATGAAACATTTATTGAATTATCTTTATGTTGGGATTGTTTAATTAATAATAGTATATTATTTGGTGATGATTGGAATTGGCTAGCAGTAAGAGAAGATGTAATTAAATTTTCAAATATAATAAAAAAGACAACTAATTATGAAAATTTAAATAAAATTCATAAACTAATAAATGGTTCACATATTTTTAATGATAATATTTTATTATATAACGGGCAATGGATTTTTTTTAAAATATAGTGTATAATATATATGAATATTAATAATTTACGCAAATATAGAATAATAATAAAACCACCTTTTTTTAATTCTATAGGAAATGGTATAGCACTATTTGATTTAATTTTTACTTTTTTAATACCATATTTAATTGAACCATATATTTTACCTAAACTTAAAATATCTAGATTAGCTTATTATCTTTCATTATTACCATTAGGTATTATTTTACATATACTATTTAAACAAGATACATTTTTAAATAAACAACTATTTAGCAATACACTAAATATTTATAAAATATTAATAATTATTATAATAGTTATGTTATATAAAGAACTTATAAAAAATTGAATAATAATAAAATTATTATTAATGATATAAATAATAAATGGAAGAGTTTAGAAATTTAATTTATCAGTTAAAAACAATAGAAATTTTAAAAATTGAACCAATTAAAATATGTACCCCTTTAAATAATAGTATATTAGAACATTTAAAAACTAGTAAAATTAAATGTTCTAAATGTGAAAGATTAGCTGAATATAAAACTATTGATGATAATACTTTTTTATGTTGGAATCATAGTATAAAATAATTATATAAAAATATTGAAATTAAATTATTTTTTAATTTAATTTATAATATGTAATGAAAACTAATGAATGTATTAAAGAACTTTATACAAAAGTTAATTCTCTATTAGGAGAAATAGATAAAGAAGTTTCGGATGCAATTACAAAACAAAAAAAAGAAAATAATACCTTATTAATTAATGAAAAAATAAAATTATTAAAAGATATATGTGATGGAGAAAAGTTAAATTTTGATGAATTAAAACACAAATATTTAAACGAAAAAGAAAAAAAAAATATTAAAGAAAAAGTAGATACATTTAAAATATCAAATGAAAGTTTATTAGATACTTTTGAAATAAATGGTGAACTTTATTTTTATGAAAATAAAGAAAAAGGTATAATTTATGATAAAAAAACTAATAAACCAGTTGGTATAATTAAAAATGGTGAACCTATTTTTGAATAATTATTTCTAAAAGTCTTAATATTAATTTTTTATTCCATAATTTATATTTTTGTTGAAATTTTAAAATAGTTTTATTATTATATTTTTGTTTTATAAATAAATTAATAAATTCATCTAAATCACTATAACCTCCTAATAATAATTTGGTTCCATTTTTTAGAAGATAAATTTGTGGAAAAGTATTAATTTCTTCAGTTTTATATTTTTCTTTATTTGTTTGATTTACTATTAAATGTTTATATTTTATGTTTAAAGAATTAAGTAAATCAAGTGCAGCTATAGAATAAGGACAATTTTCTAATGTTATAATATATAAATAATACATTAATTTATTTTAGAGAATAAAATCTAATATTTGAATAATATGGCCGGAGGTGGATTAATACAATTATTAACAGTAGGAGTAGAAGATGCTCCTCTTATATTAAATCCAGAAATAACATTTTTTAAAACTATTTATAGAAAACATACAAATTTTTCAATAGAACAAATAGTAAAAAATATAGGTATGAAAAAATTTGATTGTTTTCATCAATTTAAAATAGAAAAAGTAACCGATTTATTAGCAGGATTACATTTTATTATTGATATACCATATTTTAATGTTTTAAAAACAGTTACTTCGGAAATTAGTAACAATTTAGATATAATTAAAATTAATGAACTTAGTATTATGTATAGTAATATTAAAACATATTTATTTTTTGAATCAATATCTAATAAATATTATTTAATACCAGAAAATTTTTTTAATTTATCAGAGATTGATAATTTTACTAATAATATTACCTTACTAGAATTAGAAAATAATTTATTAAAAAATTTATATAATGTAAATAGGGATATTATTTATAATATTTCGTTATCTCAATCTCACGTTGAAATTTTAGAATTAAAAAATTCAACATTAAATCAAATATTACCTATTATTAGATTAAATTTTGATAATTGGACCGAATTTTGGCTTAAAATAATTAATAAAAAAGAAAATTTTAACTATTTTACTCAATTACTTTCACAATTATCATTAATAGATGATTTTAATAAAAGATTAAATTTAATTATTTATGACAAATTTAATTATTACAATATTTTTTACGATAATAAAGAATATCTTAATTTTTCAGATGAAATAAAAAATTATTATTTTTTAGAAAATAATGTATTAGAATTAGAAAATCCAATATTTGATTCTGATTATGCCATAAACTATGCAATTAAAAATAATTTAGATATTGAAAATTGTAAAAACGAAACTCTTAAATTTAATTCATTATTTTTTTTATTTTTATTACAAACTCTTTATCCAGATTTTACAACTAATATTAAATCCTTTACTTTTTGGAAAAAATATAATTTATTTGAAAATAATGAAATAAATTATGAATTACCAGTAACAACAAATAATTATTTTTTAGAATGGTCAAGTAGATTTGATTTTTATAAAGAAACATCTTATGGTATTGAATATGAAAAATTAAATATAGAAATTTATAATAATTTTTTTAAAAAATATAATGAATGTGAAACAAATATTAATTTATTATTTAATACAATAGATATAAAAGAAAAAGAAAAATTATGGTGTATTTTATATACAATATATTTACGTTTTAATAATAAAGATACTAGTACACCATTAAATAAAATTTGTTTTGATGATTATTTTACTATAAATGCAATTCAAATGTCATTTTTTTATATTCCACCTATTATAGATCTAGACTCAATTTTAATTGAAACTGAAATAAATAAAAACCAAGAATATTATAGTTCTTTACAAAATATTAATTTAGTAAAAGATAATTTAAGTAATTTTGACAAATACGGTTATATACAACCGGTTGATTTAGCATTAATATATGTATATTTATGTTATAATTATATAGATTCAATTTTAAGTGATGACATATTTAATACTTTTCATTTTTTAATTTTATGGAGAAATAAAATTAATATTGCTTATTTTTTTAGAACAGCTGATATATTAGATAATTATAATTCAGATAATATAAAAAATAATTCTTTAAAAAATGTATTTAATTCATTACATGATTATAATGAAACTAATAAATTATTAACTTTTTATCATAATATTAATTTAACACGTGAAATTAATTTAGATATAATAAGAGATGAATTAATAAAAACAATTTATAGTGAATCTTTTTTTGGAACTGTTGATATTGAAACTAATAATTTAGATGTTAATGATATTACTATTTCATCTTATCAAAATGATTCAAGTGGGTATACAATTAAAAATCAAACTATTGAAGTATCAGAAGATGTAACAGTAAATTTTACAATTGAAAATACAAAAATTATTATTAAAAATTGGAATAGAAATATTTTTAATCAATTATTTATTAAATATAATGGTTATTATGTTGAAATGACATATTTTGAGATAACAGATAATACAGTTTATATAACAAATCAAAATTTAAATTTAGATAAACTTTCTACAATTGATATTAGAACTATAAATAAATTTAAAGTACCTATTGTAAATATTAAAGATATAAGTAATAATTCATTATGTAATACAAGTGTTACTAGTAATAGAATAGTATTATATAATAGTATAATAAATAATATTAATAATAAACAAATTTTATGTGATATAAGCTATAATAAAAATTATTTTTATCAACTTGATATTAAATATATAGATGACTCAATTGAAAGAATAAATGTAGATTTTTCTAATAATTATTTTATACCAGAATTAGACTTAAACTTTAATAAAATTAAAACTATTAATTTAGATTATATTGACTTAAATTTACAATTTATAACAGATGTTAATAATAATAATATTTCATCAAATAATTTAAAAATTGTAACCAATATAAATGGAACTACTGAATATGCTTGGTTAATAGGAACACAATTTAATAATAAAAAAATACCTACAAAAGTTTTTATTTCTGTTAAATATTATGTTTCAAACTATTATGCAGATAATACTGTAGAACACAATTTTAAAATATATGGTAATATTAATACAACATATTATAAATATTCATTATTTAGATTTAAAAATGAAAATACATTATATAAACCTATACCTAATTTATTTTCTATTTTACATCATAGTAAAAATCCATCTTTAAAAAATTATTCAATTAATCAAAGTTTTTATCAATTACCTATGATTTTTAAGATTATAACTACAAATAATTTACCATTATATATATTTTATAATATAAATATGTCAGAAAATGTATCTATAAAATTAAATAATAATAATGTAAATAAATTATGTCCAATTAATTCAAGCCAATTTTATAACTATAATTTACCAATTCAAATAGAAATGATGCCTGGATATTTTTATAATTATACAGATATAGGTGCTATACCGATAATATTTGAATATACAAATTTAAAGAGTCAAATTCATTTATCAAAACCAGATTTAGTTAAAAAATTAATTAAAAAATTTGACAAAGTATTTATAAATAATTTAGAATATGGAAAAATTATAGATTTATTAGAAAAATCAAATAAATTATATAAAAATTTTATAAATGATTCAATTCAAATGTTAAAAAAATTAGGAAAATCAATAGAACATGTAATAGATACATCCAAAATTATAAATGAAATTAATATATTAAATTATAGTAATAGAGATTTTGATGTATATTCTGTTTTAGCACCTAAATACTATAAAACAAGTTCAATGTCATTAGGCATGAACACAATTAATATTTCAAATGAATGGTTTATTTTAAAACAAATTAAAGATATTTATAAACCATCAAATAAAATTTCAATTAATTTATCAAATTATCTTAAAAATGTATCCATGACAATATTAAGACATATTGAACATATAAAAGATAATAATGAAATAATAGAAATATTTAATAGAAATCAATTTCAAGAAAAATATGATAATACATTTATATTACAAAACAATATTTTATCTAATATTATTAAGATTGATAAATATATTATTGAAACTTTATATGATATGAGTAATAATTATTCAAGTGAAAATACTGAAATTTATTTTAATAATATGTTAATTGATATATCATCAAATAATGTTGTAACAGGTAATAATTTATTTGAAATTTATAGTGAAAACTCATTATTAACAGAAAAATTTTTTGAAAATAAAGATGATTATTCAAAAGAAAAATTTAATTATTTAGGACCAGTAGAATTTAAAAATGGAAATTTTAATTTTAATAATAATATTACAAATATTCAATATATACTTACAGATGATTTAGAAATTATTGATTTATCAAGTGTTAATATTAGTAATTTAAAAACTTATTATAACAGTTATAAAATAAATACATATGGAAGTTATATAAATATTTATCCTACTACTACTAAATATATTTATGAATTAGAAATTCCATCATATTCTGTAGCTACTTTATCAAATAAAGGAATTTTAATTTCTGGTAATTATTATGATTTTTTTAAAAATAACAATTATATTTTAATTGGTGATCAAGAATTAATTTTAACAACTACTGCAACTATTGGTGATTCATCTGGAAGTATAAGTACATTTAATCCTACAACAACAATTGATATTAAAAATATTAAAATTTTAAATAATTTTAAATCAAATATAAAAATATTAGGTAATCATACTAATAAATTAGTTAAAATAAATAATAAAATTGAATCTATTACTATTACTCCAGGTAATACTTTTATAGACTTGATATGGAATACAATATATACTGGTGAAATAGAGATAATTAGTTATTTAATTCAAAAATCAACAGATTTATTTAATTGGGATAATATATCGTCTACGCCTAGTATTACATCACTTAGATTAAATAATTTATTAAATAATACAATATATTATTTTAAAATTAGTGTAATAACTAATGATAGTATTAGTCGTCCAGAATCAAATATTTTTATTGGAATACCAAAAATAAAAGTAGAATTACCTTCAAAAATCGAATCTATTACTGTTATACAGGGTAATACTTTTATAGAATTGACATGGGTTGCACCATATAATGGAGGAGCAGATATTACTAGTTATTTAATTCAAAGTTCTACAGATTTATCTAATTGGGTTAATCTATCATCTACTACTACATCATTTAGACTAAATAATTTATCAAATGATACAAAATATTATTTTAAATTAAAAGCAATAAATACGAGTGGTGTTGGTATAGAATCAAATATTTTTATTGGAATACCAAAACTAGTACAATCATCTATATCAGCTTCAATTTTTAAATCTATAACTATTACAGAAGGTAATACTTTTATAGATTTATCATGGAATGTGCCAAAGCCAAATACCTACGACTATTTTAGTACTTATGTAATTCAAAATTCAACAGATTTATCTAATTGGAATACTGTAACAACTACAGATGGTTTAACTACATCATTTAGAGTAAATAATTTATTATATAATACAATATATTATTTTAAAATAATAGCAAACATGAGAACAGGTGTTCCTACGGGGTATTATGATTTACCATCAAATAATTTTGTTGTAATATTAAGAATAAAAGTACCTTCAAAAATTGAATCTGTTACTATTATACCAGGTAATACTTTTATAGACTTGTCATGGAATGCACCATTTAATGGAGGATCAAATATTAATAGTTATATGATTCAAAGTTCCACAGATTTATCTAATTGGCTTACATTATCATTATCTTCAAGATTATTTAGACTAAGTAATTTATTAAATAATACAAAATATTATTTTAAATTAAGAGCAATAAATAATGTTGGTATTAGTACAGAATCAAATATTTTTATTGGAATACCAACACTACTACAATCACCGATATCAGCTAAAAATATTGAATCTATTACTATTACACCAGGTAATACTTTTATAGACTTGTCATGGAATATACCATCTACTGGAAGAACAGATATTAGTAGTTATATAATTCAAAGATCCACAGATTTATCTAATTGGGTTAATCTATCATCTATTACTACTAGAACATTTAGAGTAAATAATTTATTAAATGATACAATATATTATTTTATAATACAAGGAATAAATAATGGTGTTATTCAAGAATCAAATATTTTTATTGGAATACCAATAACAGAAGTACCTTTAAATGTTGAAACTATTAATATTACACCAGGTAATACTTTTATAGACTTGACGTGGATTGCACCATATAATGGAGGAACAGATATTAGTAGTTATTTAATTCAAAAATCCACAGATTTATCTAATTGGGTTAATCTATCATCTACTACTACATCATTTAGACTAAGTAATTTATTAAATGATACAATATATTATTTTAAAATAAGAGCAATAAATAAGAATGGTATTGGTCCAGAATCAAATATTTTTATTGGAATACCAAAATTAGTATCTTCATTATTAGTATCTTCATTAAGTAATAATCAATATAAATTAATAGATTGTATTAAAAATGGATTTGAAACATATTATTCAATTGAAGTATTAGCTAACATACAATTATATGATTTTTCTAAAAATCAACTATTACCACCTTTTACAATTATTAATAATAAAATTTCTTATAATTATGATAATAAAAATTTTATAATTGATAATTTTAATAATGATTATTGGTATAAATTAGATGATAATATAATACAGGGTAATAAATTAAAAAATTTAAATATTTCAGGCAATTATAACTTATATTTATATCCTAATAAATTTTTAAAATTAATTGATCTTAGTTTAAATGGTATTAGTTTAAATGTTAATATTTCAAATCGTATTTTAACTGGATTAAATAGTAATCTTCCTAAATATAGTTATTATTATATTAATAATTATGTATATTTTATAAAAGATATTTCATCTAGTTATATATTAGATGATTATTTAGTAGAAGATATTCAAAATGCCAAAGTTTATTTATTAGATGATTCTCATTTTAAAATGTGTCCTTCACAATATATTTCAATAATTAACACATCTTCAACTGAAGAAATTTTATCATATGTAGGTGTAACATCTAATATAATTATAATTAAAACAGTAATCCCAGGTAACGGACAAGTTACATTAACTTGGCTTCCTGCAAAAAGTAATACTTCAATAATAAATAGGTATAGAGTATATAGTATACCCGGAGTTTTTGATACACTTGTAAGTCCTATAACATTAACAGGAATATTAACAGCAACAATTAAGGGATTAACTAATGGGACATCTTATACTTTTAGAATACTAGCAGAAGATCCAAATAATAATTATATTGAGCCTCTTGGGGCTAATTCGATTTCAGTAATACCACGTTTACCAGTAAATGATGATTATTTAGTATCATTAGTATCATTAGTACCATCATATTCATATGATTTTAAAAATAAAGAAGAATCAGAATTAAATATATATATTAATTTTTCTTCTACAATATATAATTTTATTAGACCAATAGTTTTTACATCAAATAGTAGTGTTTTTCGTGTTAAATTAAGTAGAAACTCATTAAATTATGGAAATTTTTTATGTTATAAACAAAGTGATTTAGTAAATAATCAAATATCTGGTACAATTACTGATATAAATAATACTATTATTACTGGTCTACTTAGTATAGATAATAATTTGAATATTTCAGGAACTTCCTTTACGTTAACTAGTAAAGAAGGAATACAAAAATATAAATTATATAATAGTAGTAATAATTATACATACATATGGACTTTATTATTGGATGCTAATACCTATACAAAATTTGACATTCTATTTTCAAATAAAATTTTAGATCCAATTATTATAAATAACAATTCTACATTAATAGTAGATTTATCAAATTATACCGTAAATACTAATAATAATTTATTAGAGATATCTAATAATAATTTATATTTTAAAAATTATTTTACAAATATTACTAAAAAACAAATGTACTATTCGTCATTTATTATTGGAGAATATAAATTAGAAAAACTTGAAAATAATTATAATAGTTCTGATATAATTTATTGTAATTTAGATGATCTTGGAATTATTCAAGAAAATGATATAATCGTTAATCAATTATCAATAGATAATTTTGATATTTATAAATATATAATATTAATTGATACTAGTTCAAATTATAAATATTATAATGTTTTATCATCTGACAAATTACTTAAAAAAATACTAGTAGATGATGAAATTAAAAAAAAAATATATAATGTTTATGGATCTAAACGTAATTTAATTTTTACAAAAAATAAAAGTTCTATTTGGAAATCATTAACAAATTATTATTTAAATACTAATAAAAATTGTTTATTTATTGATGATATTATAATGTTAAATAATAATATTTTTAGAGTAATTGGATTAAATTCTTTTAAAAATTTATATGAAATAGAATTAATTAGAAAATATACTAATTTAAAATTAATTAGTGACGGATATTATCTTTTATATAGTAAAAATATAGTTTCTAATATTCCTAAATTTGAACCAATTGTAGACTTTACATTTGATAATACAAATAATTCAAAATATAAATTTACTATAAGTGTTGATGAACAAATAAATATGGAAATAAATACTATAAATATAAATAATCCTTTAATTACTTTTTGTATTAAAGAAGGTAATAATATAAAATTATTTTATAAAGATAACAAATTATATAATCCATTTAATTATTTTTTAAATAATGGTGATTATATAGTTTATGATAATATATTATATTATATTACTTTTATTTATAATAATGTAATTTATGTAAATCAAAAATTAAATGATGACTTTTTAAATAAAGAAAATAATAAATATTATGATTTTTATTATCCTTATCAACCTTGTACTATGGAAAATGTTATTTTTGACAGTAGTGGTATTTTAATAAAAGATAATAATAAAAACATAAATTATTTATTTGAAGATATATATCCTGGTAATAAGATTTTTACAACAGTTAAAAAATTAAAAATATATAATTCTATAATATATACAAGAGTTATAAAAGTACCTAGAAATCAATTTTATTTTGAAAATAAAAAAAATAATTATATACAGGCTAGGATAGATCCCAGAAGTTTAATTGATCCAAATTATAAACAATTTTTTATTATTGATGAAAATTTATCAGAATATGATTTTTTTTATAATCAACCAATTTTAATTAATAATTTAATTAAAATAATTACTTATACTGATAGAAATATTTTTAGAATACAAGATAATTTTACAAGCAGAGATTTAGATTTAGAAAATATAGATATAAATAATCTTCAAATTTATTTTGGAAAAAAAAATATACAAAATATATATTCAAATTATTTATTAGATAAAGTTAATTATTTAAAACCATTAATGAATATTAATAAATTTGATTATTATTATATTTTAGATGAAGACACACAATCGGAACAAATTATTTATAAAGCATTGACAAATTTAGATAATAATACCGAAAATTATATGCGTTCACTAAGAAACCCCGTTTTAAACTTTCGTACATTAATATTTGAAGATAATGTTTTGCTTCGTGATAGGTCTTTTAATTTTTTAAATTATAATAGTAGTTATTATATTTTATTAGAAAAAACAGAAACTAATCAATATGTATCTCATTTATGTCAAATTAAATTTCAAAATAAATTAAAATTATTTACTCCTATTGAAAATTATAAATCTAAATTTTATTTAGATAAGATTTATCCAATTAAATTAAATATAGATAATACATTTGAATATTTAGATTTAACAATATATAAACAAACAATTTTAAATAAAAAACCATCTAATGAAATTCATATATTTAAAAAATTTAATATATTAGTAAATGGAATAGTTGAAACAATTACAAATGGATATTGTGTAAAAGTGGAAATAGGAGATTTATCAAATTATATTAATAAATATGATATTTATATTGATAAAATAACAAAATGTACTATAGATTTATCTGGTTCTGTATATTATTTAAAAACATCTAATTATCCAGGAGAGTTTGAATATTTATATGTTAAACAAATTAATTATATAAAATCATTATTTAGAAATGGAGAAGATTTTTCATATTTATATGAAACATTTAATGAATCACGAACCCGTAAAATAATTGAAAAACATCCTACTAATGAATCAATTAAATTACCTATATATTTAAAGCAAACATCTGATACTAATTTTAGTTTACAATATGATATATCTGGTCCTAATTATAGTTTAACATCTTATACATATACACAAACAGTAATCAATGGTTCCATACAGACATCAGTTTATAATTTAACGAATGCTTTAATTAGCAATATTACAGATAATAATTATGATAATTATGATAATTATTCTATTGATAATTTAAATAATATAATTACAATTCAAGAAAAAATGAGTATAGATAAAATAAATGGTGGTTATTATTTAAATACGGCTATTAACAGAGGATATGTTATTACAAGTACACATCCAATAACTACTAATAGTAAAACATATATTTATTTCAATAATATAAGAACAAATATTTTTAATGAATCTACTTTACAATCTGATATTGAAAGTATTTTTGAAATTCTATTTTTTGAAAGTGATTTTCATCATTCTATTTTATTTAATAAATTAAAGTCTTGGAAGTCTTGGTCAAGTATAGCATTTCCATCTACTGAAATAAATAATTATTTAATTAAAGGACCTTTAATTTATGATATAACTAACAAATTAAGAACATACGAAACGAGTAGTCCTATATACTTTACAAATAATGAATTTTCTGATTTATCAAAATCACTATCATCTAATTTTACTATAGACAAATATCAAAAAATAAAAAATTATCAAGAAAAAATATATTCCTATTTAAATTCATTTTTTAAATATTCTGAATTTTGGAAAGACCCAATTTTATATATAAATAATTTTGCTATTGATATTAGTTCTCAAATTATATGTTATAAGGATGATAATGGTTTACATTTAAAATTAAATAATGAAAAAATAGATGATATAATTATAAATAATCAGTTTGATATATCATATAATATAACAGATACAATTATAATTTATTATATTACTAGAAGTAAAAGTAAAATACAAAATGAAATAAATAATTTTATTAATAATATAAAAAATGAGTTGTTGTATGGAGTTAACATTTTAGATGTATTAAAAGAATTAGTAAAGATATCAAATAATTTAATTAATATTAAAAGTATAATAAAAAATACTTTTTTTGAAACAAAAAATTTTACAGATTTAATATTAAATGTTCTAAAAAATGAATTATATGGAAAAACATCTAATTTAGATATTGATTTAACTGAATTAAAAAAGTCATTTGTTGTAGAAAAATTTCAATTAAATGATATTGATGTTAAAAATAATGTTATTACCTATGATACATCTTATAATTTTGTAAATTTTATTTTAGAATATCCAATTGACACTTTTAAAATTATGAATATGGTAAATATACCATATAATATTAATTATTCTATTGATACTAGTTCTGGTTTATATTTATATAAAATTACATTATTAAATGAAAAATATGAATCATATATTATATATAAATTAGATTTTTTAAGTGGAATAAATACATTAATTGAACCAATAACAATAAATAATCCTATAGTTTTTAATAATCAAATTAATTTTTATTACAAAGAAAATTTTGATATTAATATTGATTATGTAATTTCATCATTTAAAACATATAATGTTTCAAGTGAATTTTTAGGCTATTTATATGAAGTTGATATTAAATCAATTAATTTTAATGATTATACAACAATTAAATATAAACAAACGAAATTAAGTTCATATAATATTTATAATGATTTTATAGTTTATAAGAAACAAAGTAAAGTAAGTTTCTATGATATTTCTAATTATTTAGTATCACCAATATATTTAGAATCTTTTACAACTTATATTCAAGCGGAAACTCCAGTTGGTATATATGAATATGAATATGATGAATTAAATAATATATCAATAATTACTCTGATTAAATTAAATATTTCTGTTAATATTACATCAGAAGACTATAATGTTTATTATAATGATGATTTGAACTATTATAAAATAGAAAATATATCAGAAAATATTATAAAAATTAATGGTAAACTTGATAAATTTATCAATCCAAAAATAGTTGTAACTATTAAATCACCAACTACTTCTAATTCTACATTTAATAATACTAAACTATATCGTTTAACATTAGATGAACCATTAATTAGTTATGTTGATTATATTAATTTTAAAAATGTACCAAATAACTTTTTAATTAATAATGAAATAAAAGTAATTGATATGAAATTTATTACCGATAGTATTGTTGATGTTATAGTTCAATCTTCTTTAAGTGAAACATATAAAATTAATAATTTAGTTCATTATACTAAACTTGGTGAATATCCACCGGAAATAATTAGAGAAATACATAAAAAAAAATTATATTTATATAGATTTAATAAATTTGTTCCATTTAATGATATTTCAAGTTGTTTTATTTTATATGATCCAAGTTATTATAGAACTATTAATAATCCTGGATATATTGAAAATTCAATTATAATTGACTATTTTATCAGAAATATAGGATTAGTTAATCACGATTTATCAATTGATGTAATACAAGATTTATCTGGTATTAAATTTATAACAACTAAATTTTTAAAAGATGAAGAAATGTTATATAATGTATTTGGTGGAGTAATTAATACATTTAATATATCTAATTATATATATAATTCGTCTAATAAAACAATAACATTTATAATTCCAGAAAAATTAATAATAGATACTGATTATTATTATATTATAAATAATACTTATGTGGACATTTCAAATATATCAATTAATCAAAATAATTTAATAATTAATTGGAATGGTGGTGTAATTTCTCAAATGATTGTATTTAAACAAGTTATTATTGTAAAAGATATTATTAAACCTATGAATAATCAAATTTATAATATTGAATTATTTAATAATTTAGATTTAAATACGAATGGTTATTTACAAGTGCTTAATAGAGAAGGTAATGAAGTAGGACAATTTATTTATAAAATAAATATAAGTATAGATAAAGAATTAACTACATATGATGTATTAATTAATAATTCAAATATGTTAAAAGGTACAATATTGTATCAAAATCCATTATATATTATTACAAATGAATTAATTGAAAATATTTATTCTTTAACAATAGTCGATGCATCTATAACGTTAACTGATATAAGTGGAATTTTAATTCAAAATACTTATATACCCTATGAAATTTATAAATCAGAAGAATTAAAAACTTATAAATTATTTATTCAACATAATAATATTGAGGATATAGGTAATCTTACATTTTTAATTACTGATAAAAATAAATATTCACTTATTGGTAGATATGGTAATTTTAAATTAGAAAAGATATATCAAAATCAAAAAATAGAACCTACTCCTGAATTGATATTTAATATTGAAAAAAAAATAAGTTATGTTAAACAAAATCAAATAGAAACTGTTAAATTTAATTCAGATATTTATAGAAATATTTTTGAAAATATTGATTTTTGTATAGGTGACCAAATAATAGAAAGATTAGATAAAACAACCTTTGAAATGCAATATCAATTTTTAAAAGACCCACAAAAAAAAAAGCAAATAGAAAAAGTTACAAAAATTTATGATTATGAAGGTAAAATGAGATTAAATATACCATTAGAATTTTGGTTTAATAATCAAGCTAATATGTATTTACCATTAATATCATTACCTTATACAGATGTTTCTATTAAATTTAAATTAAATAAATTAAATGAAATTTTAGGTTCTAATTATACTATTATATCTGAACCAGATATTAATATTCAAGTTAATATTGACGGTATTATTTTAGATACATTTGAAAGAGATATGTTTGGTAATAATAAACATGAATATTTAATTGAAAGATTTATGCAATATCCTGATAATTTAATAGATAAAACTAGTTCGGTAATTAAAATGATATTTAAAAATCCAATAAAAGATATATATTATAAAACAGAAGTATTGGGTAGGTCTGATTCGTGTTACTATACAACAAAAATTATTATGGATGATTGGCAAAAAGAATATAAAAATAAAAGAGCTTTATATGATGAATTTATTAAAACTAGAATTTATACAAATAATAATTCTAATTCTAAAGAATTTGAAATAATAAGAATGTCAATAAATGAAAATATATTAAAAGATTCAGTTAGATATAACTCATTTTATAAATCAAAAATATTAAAAAAGTATGATATGGAAATGACAATATATTTAGATGAAAAATATCAAAAAAATTTATTAAATTTAAATAAAAAAAAATATAATTTAGAATTATATTATACAAAAATTTATAATTATAAAGAAATAAAAACACCTATTCCAATAATAGAGTCAATGGTAATAAAAGCAAATGGTAAAGATTTATTTAAAGAGATTAATCATACATATTTTAATAAAATAATACCATATCAAAAATATTTAAATTCAGTAGATATGGGTTATCATGTTTATTCATTTTCTTTAAATCCTTTAGATAATCAACCAAGTGGTCATTTAAATTTTTCTTTATTTGATGATATTGTATTAAAATCTGAAAATAATTATCAAGTAGTAACTAAACCAGTTATCTTGAAAACTATTGTAAGAGAATATAACTTATTAAGAATTATGAGTGGTTTATCTTCATTAGCTTGGATAAATTAGTAATATTATGCAAAATAACCCAACCCACCTAATCCATTAATAACTCTAAATAAATTTAATTGAATTCCATATGAACGTAATAAAATAGGATTTTGATAATTTATTAATTTATTAGAATTTATTTTAATAAATGCATCATCCATTTTGCTAAAATTTAATGTTCCAGAAGGTTGATATTCCATTGGATTAATTCCAAAAGAAAACATATGAATACCATCTGGAGGTGAAACAAATTTATTTTGATAAACTTGTATATATGTATAATACTCAGATTTATTTAATTCCATTCTATTAATAGAATTAAGTACTATATGTTCAGTTTCTATTATTTTATTAGATAGTGAAACTATTGGGTCTAATGTATAATTAAATAAATCATTAGAGATATAATTTGATAATAATTGGGCTCTCCAAAAAATAATTTTTATTGGATTATAATATGGTATTTTATAAGAAATATTTGATGAATAAAATGTTTGCTCTTGTATATTTTGGACTACTGGAACTAAATATTCATGTTCATTATTAATAAAAATAAATCTTTCAGCATTATCTAAATAAATATAATTTACTAATAAATAAGAGTTTTGTATAGATGGTAAATTAAATCTAAAATAATCTTCATCTTTAATAATAATTTCTAAAGGTTGTATATTTTGTTGAAAATTAGTTTCATCTCCAGTAATAATATAATTTACATCATTGTTTTTTAAAGGAATTAAAAAATCGTCTTTAATTTTATCATAATATAATATTCCTTTTACAACATCAAAATAAGTAAATTTTCCAATAATAGTTTGATTACCAACTGTTTGTCTTATTATTTCACCTTTTTTAAATAATGTAAATGGTTCAATTGTTTTAACATAATGTGTAGGTGACTGAATATAACATTTATTAAAATCATTAAATTGTACATGAATCTTAATATCATTATGAACCATTGCAATAATTGGTAAAGCTAATCCAGAATCTTGACAAAACCAAAAATTTAAAGGTATATATAATTTATATGAATTTTTACCATTAGTATAATTTGTAAGAATATCTATATCTCCTAACATTTTATTTAGTCCTTTTTTTAAACCTAAATTAATTGTTAGTTCACACCAAATATTAAGATAATCACCAAATTGTCTATCAATTAAAATTCCACCTATTTCTAAATCTACATAATTTAATAAAGCTAATCCTATTTTTTTAACCCATGCAAAATTTTTAATTCCTGTAGGTAGTATTGAATGATTTTCTTTAATTATATCAGGTAATTCAACATATAAATATATACCACCTAACAAATCTGCTGTTTTTGATAAATTTACAGTTACTCTTCTTCCAAAATCAGGAGTTGATTTAAAATATTGTGATATTGTTTCTATAGAAAAATTAGTGTGTCTTTTATATGCTAATTTAAAAAAAGTTATTTCAGGTTCAGAAGATAAATAAATATTTTCTTTTCCTACTGAAACTAATAATAATAATCCTAAACCCATTATTATTAATTTAGATACTAATCTTTTAATTAGTTTATAAATAAATAAAATTTAATTAACTGTTTTTAAAAAGTCATCAATATTTTGTAATGTTAATTCTTTCATATTGTCTGGTATTGAAATTTTTTTATTATTAAAATTAGTTATAAATAAATCAAATTTATCAAGTATCATATCATATTTATTATCTATTAATGTTTTTTTATCAATTAACATTTTTATTTTAGTTAAATCAGATTTATCAATTTGTTTACCAATATTACTTAATAAATTTTGTAATAAATATATTTTGTATTGTATAAAATTAGTTGATAAATTATTATCATCACCACCTATCATTAAATTATTTTTTAAAATTTTATTTTTAATAGCTTGAAATGTCATCTTAACACTATAACTAATATTTTTATTATATTTATTATTTAATGATGATATAACAGTTTCTACACTATTTTTATCTAAACCTATTATTTTTGCTATTTTAATTGCATCATCATAATTCATACTTTCTAAATCTATACCATTTTCCCATTTTAATTTAGACCATTCTTGTTCATATGTATTTGATGAATTATTAATACATTCGTTTAATAATCTAATACATAAATTACCATTAATTTTTTTATCGTATTCCATATATTATTAATTATAAATTAATTTTAATTAAAAATTAAATTATAATATAAATTTAACAATTTTAGCCCTGTACTATAAAACTATTAAGTTGAGGTAATATAAAATCAAATAGTCCTATACATGTACTAACTTTTTGTAAAGTTTTTCCTTGTGTCTTAGTTGCTTTATCTTTTAATTCAGTTAACATATCAAATGACACCTTTTTTGGATTTGTTGGATCACCTTTAATATCACTAATATCAATTTTTTTTATATTTAGTGCTGTAATAAAACCATCAATAACATCTTTTATTTTTTTTAATTTTTCTTCACCTACTTGTACAGTATCAATTAGTCTATTGATTGAATTTAAATCTTCTTGAGCGATTTCTTTATCATTATTTTTTAATAAAGTTGTTAAATAGTGAATATTTTGTTTAAGTAGAACACTATTACCACCACCTTTCATAACTAAATTGCTTTTTAAAGCATCTACATTTATTATAAATTTATTATAATAATCCATAGATATACCTCCTCCAGTAAGTCCAATTCTTCTTTGATTGATATCACGCAATGGAATATTACGAATACGTGGGGTACTAATACCAATTGTGTAGTGTTTTGTAGTAATATCACTAATTCTTGCTTTTATAGCTTCTAATAGCTGAAATAATTTCGGACTAATATTAAATTTTGGATTTTTTACTTGGATTTCATGTATTGCTTCTCCTACAGATTTGTCATGAAATCCTATTTGTCTTGAGATTTGTTCTGCAATTGCATAATCCATTGTTCTAAGCTCAATACCATTATCTAGGTTAAGCTTAGAAAAGGCGTCTATACATTTCTCGCCAGGTCCACTTAAACATTTTTGTATTATATCAATACATACTTTTCCATCTATTTTTTTCCCATCAACGTCTCCACATACTGCTCTTTCATCTAATATACCGGTTCCAAAACTATTGAGTTTGCTCAGTTTTTGTATTAAAAATAATAGTTTCTCAACATCCCCAAAATCTTCAGATGACATACGGTCTAATAGGTCCATTATTTCTTGGTTCATATGGTCACTTGGTTGCTCACTCGAAATTCTTTTAAATAAATCAACACCCCCTATTGCTTCTATTATGTCTGCATATAGTTGCTTATATTCTTTAAATTCTTTTAATTCTTTAAAATGTATACTTGTATTAAAAATAGACATATACTTTTCTACATTCTTTTTTAATCTTGTTAAATTTATGTCAGTTCCAAGAGTCAGCTCAGAAGATAACTTGTTATATTCTAAAATAATATTTTTACAATCACTTAATATGTTTCTAAATAAGGATTTAAGAGATGGCGATTTAAGGATTAATGCTTTAAATCCGTTTAACAACTGATAATTTTCTGCAAATACTTGGCTATAATGTTCGTAGAATATTACCACTCTAAAATAGGTATATTTTTGCTCAGTTAAAGTAGTAACTAATTCAATAATTCTATCATTTTGTTCTTTTTGTAACATTGACATTGGTTGTGGAAGTAATCTTGTTACATTATCTATTATTCTACGTATTGTATCTGTATCTACCCCCCCCCCAAAAAAATCCCCTAATTTATTTTTTGCTTGCTTTACTGCGGAAGCGGCTAAAGTCGCTTTTCTCTGTATGTCATCGTATTCATCTTCAATTTGCTTTTTTTTTTTTTCTGCGCTTAGTAGGTTTTCAGTTGCCATTTGAGATTTTGCATCATTTGATTTGTCTAGAGCATTTTGATATTCACTTTGTACACGGTTCAATTCTTTTTTTTTGTCTTGGAGTAATTTCTCGTTTTGAGCTTGTGTTGTTATTGCATTTTGATATTTATCAAAATTTGCTAATTTTGGTGGATTGGATTGTGTTTGTGATTGTAGTGTTTTCGTATAATCCATTTTATCATCTAACATCAGACTATCTACTAGTTCCTGTTGGTAGACTTTATTGATAGCTTTATCAGCTACCTTCTCGCCACTTACTAGTATACGAAGAGTATGTAGTTGTTCTGGTAGTAGTGGTGCTTTTACTTGTGCTGATCCTGATGCTAGTGTTCCTACTGCTGCACCAACCGAAGCATCAACCGAAGCACCAGCAGCAGGAGCAGCAGGAGCAGGAGGAGCAGGAGCAGCAGGAGCAGGAGCAGCAGGAGCAGCAGCAGGAGCAGCAGCAGCAACAGGAGCAGCAGCAGGAGCAGCAGCAGCAACAGGAGCAGCAGCAGCAGCAGCAGCAGGAGCAGCAGCAACAGGAGCAGCAGCAGGAGCAGCAACAGAAGGAGCAGAAGCAGTAGCAATAGAATCATAAACACTATGATGTTTACGACTATGTTTACTAGGTTTATCAATAAAATCATAAACACCATGATGTTCAAGAGGAGAATCACGAAGAGAACCAACAAAAACCTCATCTTCATCTTCATCGTAATCTATATCTTCTGGAGCCTTATTCTTTAACATTTTCCAATTATCAAGTTTTTTTTTTAAATATTTTAAATCATTTATTTTCAAAAAAATATTAGGGTGTTTGTCTACTTTAATTCTTGCCTTTCTCTCAAAATCTATTATAACATCATTGATTTCCTGTATAGTCTTATGTGCAAACAAAGGGAACATGTGTATGAAGTCTTGTTCATTTACACTTATACTACTTTTTAACTCGTTTATTTCATTATTATATTTTTCTTTCTTTATTCTTGAGGTTTCTATTTGATCATTATAAATATTCATTGCTTCATTAAATTCATCCTCTGTTTTGATTAAAATTTTAGAGTTTTTATGAAGACTTGTTATAGCCTTTTGTAAATTGTTATATTTAGAATCTAATTTAGGTTCTATTATTGAAACTAACTTATATGCACCATCTAAAAGTGTATTAAGTGAATTCAAATTCTCCATATATATATTAAACAATAGAAAATATGTTTATATAAACCTATTATTTTTGCTATTTTAATTGCATCATCATAATTCATACTTTCTAAATCTATACCATTTTCCCATTTTAATTTAGACCATTCTTGTTCATATGTATTTGATGAATTATTAATACATTCGTTTAATAATCTAATACATAAATTACCATTAATTTTTTTATCGTATTCCATATATTATTAATTATAAATTAATTTTAATTAAAAATTAAATTATAATATAAATTTAACAATTTTAGCCCTGTACTATAAAACTATTAAGTTGAGGTAATATAAAATCAAATAGTCCTATACATGTACTAACTTTTTGTAAAGTTTTTCCTTGTGTCTTAGTTGCTTTATCTTTTAATTCAGTTAACATATCAAATGACACCTTTTTTGGATTTGTTGGATCACCTTTAATATCACTAATATCAATTTTTTTTATATTTAGTGCTGTAATAAAACCATCAATAACATCTTTTATTTTTTTTAATTTTTCTTCACCTACTTGTACAGTATCAATTAGTCTATTGATTGAATTTAAATCTTCTTGAGCGATTTCTTTATCATTATTTTTTAATAAAGTTGTTAAATAGTGAATATTTTGTTTAAGTAGAACACTATTACCACCACCTTTCATAACTAAATTGCTTTTTAAAGCATCTACATTTATTATAAATTTATTATAATAATCCATAGATATACCTCCTCCAGTAAGTCCAATTCTTCTTTGATTGATATCACGCAATGGAATATTACGAATACGTGGGGTACTAATACCAGTTGTGTAGTGTTTTGTAGTAACATCACTAATTCTTGCTTTTATAGCTTCTAATAGCTGAAATAATTTCGGACTAATACTAAATTTTGGATTTTTTTGTTGGATTTCATGTATTGCTTCTCCTACAGATTTGTTATGAAATCCTATTTGTCTTGAGATTTGTTCTGCAATTGCATAATCCATTGTTCTAAGCTCAATACCATTATCTAGCTTAAGCTTAGAAAAGGCGTCTATACAATTCTCGTCAGATCCATTTAAACAATCTCGTATTATTTCAATACATACTTTTCCATCTATTTTTTTCCCATCAACGTCTCCACATACTGCTCTTTCATCTAATATACCGGTTCCAAAACTATTGAGATTGTTCAGGTTTTTTATTAAAAATAATAGTTTCTTAACATCCCCAAAATCGGCAAATGACATACGTTTTATTAGTTCCCTTATTTCTCGGTTCCTATGGTCACTTGGTTGCTCACTTGGAATTATTTTAAATGACCTATTTATTATTTGTATTATGTCTTTATATAGCTCCGTATATACTTCATTTACATTAGTTATAATTGTATTAAAAATAGACATATAGTTTTCTACATCATCTTTTAAATTTATGTCAGTTTCAAAACTCGATTCTTTAAGTAACTTGTCATATTCTCTACTAATAATCTGATAAGACGATACTATGTCTCTAATTAAGGGTTTAAAAAAGGACGATTCGCCCATATCTTTAATCATCCCTAAGGACTTAATAGATAGTCTAAATCTATCCAAATAATATGGTATTAATGCACCCATTTTGTTAAAGGTATACTTGTCTTCAATTAATTTAGTAGCTAATTCAATAATGGTATTAGTATCCTTTTTTTTATCTGGTATAATTGCTTTTCTTATTTCATCCAGTATCTGATTTACAATGTCTATATCTATACCCCCCCCTCCTTGTGCTAGTGCTGGTACTAGTGCTGGTACTTGTCCTTCTTGTGCTGGTGCTGCTGGTGCTGCTGGTGCTGCTGGTCGTTGTCCTGCTGCTGCTACTGCTGCTGCTGGTGCTGCTTGTGATAGTGTTTGTGGTGGTGCTGTAGATGGTGATGCTGATGCTGCTATTTCTGCTATTTCTGCTTGTGTTAGTGTTTGTGGTGGAAATGTAAATGATGATGATGCTGCTCGTGTTAGTGTTTGTGGTGGTGCTGTAGATGGTGATGCTGATGCTCCTGTTGCTCCTGCTGCTGCTGCTGTTGCTGCTCGTGTTCGTGTTAGTTCTCGTGGTAGTGCTGTAGATGATGATGCTGCTGCTGCTGAAGGTTGTCTTTTTTCATGTATCCCTTGTTGTTCTTCATATATCCTTTGTTGTTCTTCCTGTAATTTACGAATTGTTCCCTTTTTATATTCTTTGATTTTTTCATTAGAAGAGTTAACTTCCTTTTGTGCCCTCTCTATTTCACCAGTTACAAATTCTTGTTTCACATTTAATAATTCTAGTTCGTGCTCTAATGTTCGTCCATCATCTAAATGAATCTTAGCTTTAACATAGTCTACAAATCTTTCGAATTGTTGCATTATTTTATGTATTATCCCTAAAAAGTCTATAATTTGGTTATTGTCAATTATTTTTATACGGTCCCAATTCGCACGGAAATTATATTCTGTACGGTTATTTGACAAAAGAGCATCCCTTATATCGTCATCTACTCTTCCGTGGTTTTCATTAATCCACTTTCGAAGTGACTGCATATAGGTAAAGTAGCTCATATACCGGTCAATTATCTGTTTTATAACTTCGTCGATACGTTTTTGTTTTTCTATGTCGTCGGCGGTAGTATTGGATTTACGAGCGATGTGAGGAGCACCACGGGGGACGGTATGAGGGGGGTCGCCGTACCTGGTGGAGTGATAACCATGAAGGTCGGCACTGTCGTCGGCAGTAGTATAAGATTTACGAGCAGCGATGTGAGGAGCACCACGGGGGACGGTATGAGGGGGGTCGCCGTACCTGGTGGAGTGATAACCATGAAGGTCGGCACTGTCGTCGGCAGTAGTATAAGATTTACGAGCAGCGATGTGAGGAGCACCACTGGGGACGGTATGTCTAGGTATGGTGGAGTGATGACCAAAACGGTCGGCACTGTATTCTTCAATTTCCACGGCGTCATCGTCATCTTCAATTTCCACGGCTTCATCGTCATCTATATCTGGAACATTGTTGGCCATCTTTTCCCATTGGTCAGGTTTTTTTTCTAAATCATCCATATCATTTATTATCCAAAATAATTCATCGATTTTTGGAATTTTCATTTGATAATTTCTGACATGAACATCTATTATATGATTGATTTCACGAATAAAGTGTGCTCCATGCGTCGGACCGATCATGCGATTGAATTTTTCTTCAGTTTGATATAAATGAGTTTCTAAATCCGATATTTCTTTAGAATATTTTTCGTACATGTTTTTAGAGTTTACCTGGTCTTGATTATAAATATCGGTTGCTTTATTAATCATATTATCTTTGCTGATTAATTTTTGATATTTTTTATTAAGATTTTTTACAGCTTCCATTAATCTTTGATATTTACGTTGTGTTTTAGCCTCTGATGATACAATTACATTATATTGACGTTCTAAATCTTCCTTAATATTTTCCATATATATATATTAAACAATAGAAAATATTTTTTAAAAAACTAAATATTTTTTCTAAATTAATTTAATGTTTAGTTTAGAAAAAAAATGGTTATTATTAATTTGGTTACTTATAATTATTTGTTTTTTTAATTACAATAATACTTTTACTACTTGTTCAAATTCAAATATTAAAGACAAATTTTCAAATTCAGAAAATAAAAACTCTAATTTAATTAAAGTTTATAATTTTAATACTTCTTGGTGTGGTTATTCTGTTCGTTTTCAACCAGAATGGGAAAAATTTGAAAATGAAATAAAATTAATTAATAATTTATCTATACAAGCAATTGACATTAAATGTGATAATATAAATAATAAACAAATGTGTAATGATTATGAAATTCCTGGATTTCCTACTATAATTATAGAAAAAGATGGTAAAAAAATTAATTATAATGGTCCCAGAACAGCTAATACAATAATAGAAACAATAAAAAATTTATAATTAAAATAAGTCCACACTTTTTTTTAATTCCTTATAAAATTCTAATTCTTTAATTTTATTTAATGGAAATTTATCTATTCCTAATAAAGCTCCATACCAAGCTCCTGATATTGCACCAATAGAATCATTATCTCCAAAAAAAAATACATTATTAAAAAATAAGGTATACCAGTTAAATTCGAGATTATCAGAAACAGTAGATAATAATAAATTATCATAAGCAATAATCACAGCTTCTAAACCATTCATACCCATATTTTCATATCCTCTCATTTTATCAAGATATTTAATTGGAGTATAATTAAGTAAATCTTCGAATTTATGTTTTGGATTAATAAAAATAGGTAAATTTCTATATTTCATTTTTGATAATCTTAAATCATTATATTTTTCCCACCAAAGAAAATAATCATTAATCTGTATTTCAACATTTTGTTTTGAATATTTTGAAATTAATTTTATAAAAAAATTTTTTTTATGTAATATAATTAAATTTTTTGACCATTCAAAAGGATTAATATCATTTATTGCATAAGCTGTAAAAAGAGCAGATATAATACCACCTAAATATCCCATTGGATAATTATGTGTTACTAATGATGCTATTAATGCTTCTTCACAAACTTTATCATAATTTTCCCAATATTTTAATCCAATAGGAGCTGTTCTAATAGCACATCCATTTCCACCATGATTACTTGAATATTCTATACTTTTAATTGATTTAGATAAACGAATTTTTTCTAATGATGATAATGTAACATTACCAGATGATCTTTTATCCTCTTTTAATAGTTCATAATATTTTAAATATGAATTAATATAATTTAATTCACCTCCTCCATTGTTAACTGCTTCACAAGTTGCTAATAATAAAATAGTATCATCTGATGAATTAAGTTTAGTAACATCTATTTTTTCAATACCACCTAACATTGTATATTGATAAATAAAAAAATAATTCATAATATTACCTTCATTAATTGAATCTATTTTATAACCATAATTAAATTCCCATTTAGAATTAAAAAAACCAAAAGTTTCTAAAAAAGAAGCAATATATAAACATCCTTCTACCTTATTTTTAAATAATATTTTATTCATTATTATACTTAATAAATTTTTATTAAAAAAATAAATTAATTTAGATTGTGTTTAATTTATTTTTTTATATTTATAATAATAATGTCTAACCCATTAGTAACTATTAATTTTAATGAGTTAAAATTTAATTTATATGAAGTTTTAGGATTAACAAATGAAGCTAGTGAAAGTAGAATTAAAAAAAGTTATAAAAAACTACTAATTGAATTACACCCTGATAAAAATCCCGATTCAAATGAAGACATATTTAATCATATTATAATAGCAAATCAAGTATTAGGTAATTCTATTTTAAGAAAAGATTATGATACTTATTTGAAAGAAAAAGATAATAAAATATTACATACAGATTTAAAAAATAATTTTGAATCTGTAATTAAAGATGTAGAAAAACTTTTTCCTGTAAAAGAAGATGCAACTAAAAAATTTAAAAGTAAAATAGAAGAATTAAATAATATACATGGTGTTAATAGTGATTTAGATAGTAAAAATATAATGAATCAATATGAACAATTAAAAAAAATGAGAGATTTGCATGTAAGTATACCTCAAGAAAAAATTTCAAATAGAGATGATTTTAATCAAAAATTTGAATCTAGAAAAGATATTGGTATTTTTAATACACAAATAATACAAAATTCTACTTTAGGAACATATCAACCAAATGATGCTTTAGTTGGAATTAGTGATTATTCTAAATTATATTTAGAAGATAATGTATCAACTGGTAGTTATACAAGTTTAAATATGGCATTTAAAATTCAAAAATTTGATTCTAATATATCAGAAAAATCTGTAAAAGAAAAAATGGAAGAATATAAAAATCAAACTAATCAATATAATAATAGAAAACAAAATGATTTTTCATCAAAAAAATTTGATGATTGGACAAATTCTAAGTGATCTTCTTTAAATAATCTTCTGTAGTTTTATATCCTAAATCAATTAATTCTTTTTTATATTCATTTGTTAAATCAAATTTTGAAATATCGGCATTTGGACTTATAATTTTAATAATATTTTTATATTCTAAATTTAAATTTTTTTCAGTAATAGTATTTACAGTAAGATTTATAACTCCTAAAATAAAAGTTTGAATTGAATTAATATTTGAATTACATTGATTTAAGCAAATACCAAATGTGTTATCTTTTGGACAATAATTTATTGGAAAATTATTAACTAAACCACCATCAACATATAATGAATTATTATATGTAACAGGTGTAAAAATAAGTGGTACTGAACTCGATATTCTAATTGCAGTTATTACAGACATATCAGGAGTTGTATCAAGACTAAATAATTCTTCTTGTCCTTTTGTTAAATTAGTTCCAATTATTAATATTTTTTTTCCAGTTTTATTAAATAATTCTGTAAATGTAATATCTTTAACATTTAATTTTAATTCTAAACATTTAATAAATATTAATTTTATTCTTTCACCGTCATTAATACCAAATTTTTCTATCAAATTAATACAATCAATTTCACCATTTAATTTTGAAAAATTAAAATTCATTATAAAATCTTCTATTTCTTCTATAGAAAATCCAAGAATTAAAAAAAAAGATATCATAGTTCCTGCAGAAGTACCTACAAACATATTTATTTTATCTAAATTTATTTTATTACATTCAATTAATTTTTTAAGAACACCAATAAAAGTAAATGCTTTTATACTACCACCACTAAAACATAAACAAGTAATTTCATTTTCTGAAATATCTAAATTATTTTCTGAAATATCTAAATTATTTTCTGAAATATCTAAATTATTTTCTGAAATATCTAAATTATTTTCTGAAATATCTAAATTATTTTCTGAAATATCTAAATTA